CGGTACATGTTACTGTAACTGTTTTTGATGAAGACGTACTTGTAAAAGTTGCGCCTGTAAGTGTAGTTCTAATAGGATGGATATCATAATAAGTACCACCTGAATACACATATAAAATTCTGTTAGTTCCTAAAGCTGCGTATTTAATACCAGCATTATCGTCCCAATGATGAATAGCTCTTGCTGCACCAGTAAGTTTACTTTCTCCTAACTGTTGCCAACCACCTATTTTTTCAGGTGTTCCATATCTAAATCTAACATTGTCACCGTCAAACCATTGTCCCTCTGCTCCGGTTTCTGTAACTTGTTTGTTGAACCCTGGTGCAAAACCTAATTTTTGTAACATATAGCCTCATTATATACTAAAATCCCCAGCTTACAAAAGAGTAACGGGTACCTTTTTTAATCTCTTTTACCTCGTGAGGGTACAAAAAGCAACTTGGAAATATAATGATATTCCCAGTTTTGGGTTCTATTTTTTGACCATTAATAATCAAATCTCCTCCTGTATAGTTCTCGTTAAGCATACCGATAAAAGATAAAACAGGTATGCCTTTATACCGACCATCAAATAAAGAGTGAATATGATCATAATGTTTTCGCATTAAAGTTCCTTTTTTATATTTATTAAATCTTATAGATGAAAAAATTGTAGCTAAATTACCTAATCTATTGTCATTTAAATCAGCAAATTTACTATTATACTCATGATAAGCTTTAACTAAATAAGGCGTCATTTGTTGCTGCATCTCTGCATCAATAGGTTGGACATCTAATTCTTTCTTTTTTTCTGAAGCATAGCTGTCATTCTCAACACGGTGCCAGGTATGTTTTTGCCATTCTTTTTTATTAATTTGTTTTATTAAATTTTTACACAACTCTTTAGGTATAATATTGGTTGTGTAAATGTAGTCGTTAATTTTCATATAATTTTTTTAAATCTAATTCTGTTAAATCTTTTTTTGACCCTAAAACATCTTTAGCAAATGTGTTAAAAGATAAACTAATTCTTACATCATTAGATGTATTAATAGGAACAGAGTGTCTTAAATGTGATGGAAATAGTACAAGTTCTCCAGCAGTTGCTGGAAGATAAAATGTCTGGCTGTTTAAAGAATTGTATTTATTGTAATTAAGTTTTATCATTTCGTATTGAGTTTTAGAAAACATAATTGGTGGTAGATGTTTATCTAATCTAAAATACATAACTCCTGATAACAAAGAGTTAGGATGTAAGTGTTCATGATGAACAGATCCTTTTGGATTTTTATTTGTCCAAGATTGAGTAATACTTAATATACTATCTGACTGCCAAACATTTTTAGTAAACAGATTTATTGATTCTTGACAAAAATCTTTTATTTTTTTTAATTGTTTTTTTTTAAAAAGATAAGAGTCAACAGATTTAAAATTACCATTTACTCCATTAGGCTCATATTTAAGTTTTTCAATAAATTTTAACTCTTTATCTATGTTGCCTTCATACTTTGTAATTAACAAAGGAGTAGCGAATAGCTGCAATAATTCTTTCTTTATCATTTCTGTTAAATGTATAACAGATTAAATAATTATTGCAAGGCTCCGTGAAGATTGCTACAGCCCATTGCACCTTGAGAGGCAGTAGTTAAATCTCCAAAATCTGTAGCGTTACCTGTTGAAGCCGTAACAACAAAATCTATTAGATTTGCTCCTGGAGTAGGATGTGAACCTCCTGCAAAAAGAGTTTTTGTAGTGTCTGATAAACCTACTATATCAGATCTCGCAACAGTTAAATCTCCAAAATCTGTAGTATTTCCCGTGCTTGCTATTGTTATATATTGAATAACATTCTGTCTTGCATAAGGAGAACCTAATTGACCACCGCCAAAAACCCCTCTTGTAGAACTTCCTCCACTTCCCATACTTCTAACTGCTGCAGCTGTATCACCAAAATCTATTGAGTTACCTGTAGATGCAATAGTTATATATTCCATTTCATTAAACATATTACTAGGACTTGTAAATCCTCCTGCATAAACTCCTCTTGTAGAACTAGAAACTCCAGATCTATTAGTTCTCTCATTTAAAGTATCACCAAAATCAATCGCGTTTCCAGTTGAAGCTATTGTAATGTAATCCATTACATTTGAAGCATAGGGACTACTTGGAGTAGAACCTCCTGCAAAAACAGCTCTTGTAGCACTTGAAAGAGGGCCGAGACCGTTTGTTGAACGAGTTAAATCTCCAAAATCTGTTGCGTTTCCTGCTGTAGCAAAAGTAGAAAATTCAATATTATTTAAAGCTGAAGCAGGTGCCGCTGCTTCTCCACCAGCTTGTACGATTCCCCTAGTTGTGCTAGCAGCTTGTCCTGACTGCATAGTTGAAATACCTGCACCTAAATCTCCAAAATCTGTTGCGTTACCTGTTGAACCTAATGTAATTTTTTGAATTGTGTTAAGTCGTGCAGGAGCAAGGTATCCGCCTGCATATAATCCAATTGCTCCAACAACTGGCCAATTATCTCCTTGCCTTGCTTTATAAACATCTTTTAATTTCCAAACGAATGAGTTTGGTCCATCTTTACTTGGGAATGCCATTATAAAAGTCCTCCATCTGCATTATAAATTATCATAGTGTTTTACCGCCGTCTCCTGAAGAAGTAGCTGCGTGTCCCTGTGTTGTGTAAGTTAAATCTCCAAAGTCTGTACCATTTCCTAAAGTGGCAATAGTAACAAATTCTATTTTATCAGTTTTAACATTAGATGGAACATTACCACCTCCCATAACAGCTCTTATAGTATTTGAAGTAGTGCTAGTATTACTTGTAGCTGTAGCTAAATCACCAAAATCTTGAGCATTACCTGTTGTTGCAATTGTTATGAAGTCTATAACATTCAATGCTCCTGTAGGAGAAGTATATCCACCAGCAAAAATACCTCTTGTTGCTGAAGAATTTCCACCATTCAATCTTCTTACTCCAGATAGATCTCCAAAATCAATTGCATTACCCGCCGATTGAGTAGTGATATATTGCATTACATTAGTACCTGCACCTGAGCCAGGATTACCTCCTGCCATTACACCTCTTGTTGGTGAACAAGCTGCATTGGCACCTGTATTAGCAGCAAGTAAATCTCCAAAATCTGTAGAGTTTCCTGTAGAAGCTATTGTAATAAATTGAATAGTATTAACATTACCTGGTGTATAACCTCCTCCCCATATTCCTCTAGTGTTATCATTTACACCTGTTCCACATCCAAATCCTTCATAATCAGTTAACATGTCTCCAAAGTCTACTGCATTACCTGCTGATGCAAAAGTTATATAATCCATTACATTATTATTAGCTGGATTAAAACCTGCTGAAAAAACAGCTCTAGTTTTTGAACCCACCCCTTGTAATGAAGATCTTGAAGAAGTTAAATTTCCAAAGTCTGTTGCATTACCTGTTGTAGAAACAGTTATTATATCTATCGTATCGTGTAAACTTGGATTATTACCACCAGCATACACACCTCTATCTCCAGCTAAAGTTGCTGGCCAATTGCCTCCTATTCTTGCGTTGTATACATCTTCTAATGTCCAAACACCTGAATTAGGTCCTGTTGAATTTGGAAACTGAGCCATTTAAAATCCTTATGCGTTTAATGCGTCTAACTTATTCCAAAAATATGTAGCGTTGGCTTCTTGATCAAAATCTACTGGAATGTCGGGATTACTAGGATCAGGTTGTTTCCAAGTACTTGTATAAGTATTTAGATAAGTTACTAAATCTTCTTTTGATGCAATTTCTTCAGCTTGATCAGCTGGAAAAGATGCATTATCATCAGCAATACCGATTAACCACATATCTTGTGGACCAGGAACACCTTCAATCTGATTAGGCCAATTACCATTAGAACCATCATTTCCTGGGTATAGGAAAGAAGGAATAGAGCCATTACTATTTAATTTATATTTTACTGCTTTGTGTGCCATTAATTTTCTCCTTAAAGTTTACGATTATACTATAATCTAAACTCTGTAAATAGCATAGTTAAGCTGTAATTGCTAGTCTTGTTTATTCTTATCTTCATTAACAGTGGCTAAAGACTTCTCATCTAACAACTTAAAACCACGTCTATCTGCAAATTGTTGAGAGTCTTTCTTAAATATTTCAGCACAATGCTCCAGCCATTGCATGGTCATCTCATGGCTAGGATTTTCACCATTAGCCATCATATCATTTTCTCTTTTAAGGTACTCATATATTTCTTTTTGAGCAACTGCTGAGTTAATACCCATATCAAATAAATAGATCAAATTACCTTCATCTATTTGACCACCCCTTGCTCTTGCAGCATTTAAAGCTTGTTTCATACAAGTCATAATATGGTATTTAACTTCTTCTTTTTCATACTCTTCCTCAGTAATATCCTTTTTACCTAATTTTTTTAAAATAGATTCATACTGTGTAGTAAAGAAAGACATTTTACGAACAGCACCTTGAACACTATTCATTATGTTTGCACCATTTACTTTTAATTTTAAAAGTTTATGTTCAATGTGTTCTTTTTCTATTAAATCTAAATCTGGGTTCTCTAATTGTTTTTCTCTTTTTTTAATCATTATATCATTTTCATTCATTTTTAAATGAGCTTCTTCTAATGCTAACCTTGTTCTATCTAACTCAGCCAAAGTATGCTTTAATGATCTTACAGGTGTAATAGCTGTTACATCTAACATAACTCCCATAAACTGAGAATGTGATTTATAAAAGTTAGCCGATGTTTTTTTAATTGCAGGTAATGATGTGTTAATATGTTTTAACATACCATGGTACTGTTTACTTAAAGCAGGTAATTTTGATATACCAGCTAAAGTTAAATCTTTAGATTTATTTTTTTTTGATTTCATTATGTATTTCTTTTATAATATTATCATAGTTATAATCCTTTATTTCAAAATTACAAGTTTTTGGTTTTTCAAAAATTTCATTGGTATCTCTATATTTACTTTCACTAATAGTGTTCATCCATATTTTAATATCATACGATTGTCTATTTTTATCAAAAGGCGCTACAAAATCTGCAATACTATGTCTACGATTCATTTTAGAATCAACAGTCATGGATAACATTCTTGCTGACTGTAGTTTGCGACCAGCTATTGAAAAATTCCAATCATCAAATTTTTTTCGTATTTCATCAGCATTATAATAATCCATATTAGGTAATAGTAATTTTTTACTAAAAGTTGTTTTACCAGAACCAGGTAATCCAAACACTAAGATTCTTTTGAAGGTAACCATACATTTAAATTATTATATTTTTTTATAACAGATTCTGGTAATATTTTTTTAATGTCTCTTTTAGTTTTATTAATACCTGTTGTTTTAATAGTGTGTAAATTAGTTCCAACTATCTTATCATCATAACCCATACCGTTTACTTTAAATTGTTTAAATGATTTAAAGTTATGTTTAAAAGATTTAATGCCATAAAATTTATATATTTCTTCTATAATTTTTTTAGGGTTTTTAACTAAATTATTATAGTCCACTAATTTGTACGTGCTTGGATGGTGATCTATTAAATGTTTTATTGCAATTAGTTCTTTTACAATTAAACCATCAGTTTTCATTAATAATTCACATCTTTTTTCTGTGTCCATAGTTCCATGTTTATTAGGAAAAGCATCATAGTTTTTATCAGCCCATTCAATAAAAGAAGCTAAGACTTCTAAAACATCTCTAACTAATATTACAATTTTAGGTTTAGGATTTACATAATGTTTTAAAAATTTTAAGTTATAAGGTGCACCCCATGGACCTCGATCAATGATAATAGGTTCTTTCCAATCTTTATAGTATTCAGGGACCACGGCTTTAATAACATTGTCATAAGACTTATGATCAGGATAATTTTGAAATACGTCTGAATGTTTTATATTATTTAGGTCTTTAAATATTTCTGTAATTATTGAATTAGGTGTTGCTGCAATATCAGGGTTTTGATTTAAGATGGTAGATAAAATAGTATTACCTGCTCTGGGTAATCCACAAAGATAATGTATGACTTTCTTACTCACAAAGAAAGATATAACATTTATTTATAATTAGTCAATATTATAGGCTAAAGTAATTCTAGTATTTTTATTATTTTTTTCTACGTAATGTTGCAAATAACTTCTAAATATTAATAAGCTATTATTTTCTGGTTTCATTTTTACTGTTTGATAAGATAAATGATTTAACTTTACAGATCCTTTTAATGGCCTCATGTCTTCATAAGGGTGTTTAAATATAGTAGCAGATCTATCTTCAATATTTTTTTCTACTTGTGCATAATAAATAACTGAAAAAGTATATCCTGCATGATTATGAAATTCTTGATAATCGTTTTTATTATATATGTTAAACCATCCATTAGATAATTTTTTATATTTATGATCTGACCCTAAAGTTTGATTATATATATTGACATGTTTTAATATTTCTTTGTTAAGTTTATTAAAATTTTTATCTTTAATTATATCTAAAGTTCCTAAACTATTAAAAGTATTAACTAGCCATTCAGAACCACCTTTTTTTGTTTTCTCTTTGGTGTCTAAACAATATTTAACTATATCTGATTTATCTAAATCAGATAATATGTTTTCTTTATAATAAAAAGTAGTTGGAAAATACTGTATAATCTCTTTCATAGAGATTATATAACATATTAATTACGAAAGTCCACCGTGAGAACCAGAACTCCCAGCTCCTTCAGAGTGCCTTGTAGTCAAAGTTCCATAATCCACTGCATTACCTGTTGAAGCAATTGTTATTTTATCTACATTAGTTTGACCTGGTTCTCCTCCACCAAATAAACCTAAAGTAGAATTACTTATTCCTATTAATCCTTCTGTAGCAGAGTATGTTAGATCACCAAAATCTGATGTATTACCTGTAGAAGCTATGGTTATATAACCCATTTGATTTCCACCTCCACCTCCGTTTCCTCCGCCGTATACCCCCCTTGTAGAAGAACATGCACCTGCAGTTAAAAGAGAGCCTCCAGGAGTAATATCACCAAAATCAGTCATGTTTCCTGTTGAACTAAAAGTTATGTATTGAATAACGTCAGACCTACTTGGGTTACCTCCACCCATGGAAACACCTCTTGTTGTAGAGTTTACATTATTTGATCCACCCCCTAAGGCAGGAGAAATCATATCTCCAAAATCTAATGCGTTACCTGTTGAGGCAATTGTAATATAATCTATAACATTGGTATAACTTGGATCAGTACCTCCACAAAATAAACCTCTAGTGTCATTATTTATTCCAGGGTTTCTACCTCTAGCAACTGTTAAATCTCCAAAGTCTGTTGTATTTCCTTTGACCGCTATTTCAAAATATTCAATTATGTTTTGTATTCCTCCAGGAACATCACCACCACCATGAACTACTCTTGTTGAAGTAGAAACAGCTCCCCCTGACGCTCTTGTTCCTAAATCTCCGTAATCTAAAAATTGTCCACCAGTGCTTATGGTTACGTAATCTATGATATTAGTGAAACTATCTTCTTCTCCACCTAAACCATAACCAATATCAGTTGAACCAATATAAGCTGATGGCCAAGAGTTATCTTGAATATATTTTGATAAATTGGACAGCTTCCAGATTCCAGAGTAAGGTCCACCAGGAGTAGGCATACTGGGCTATCTCCTATGCGTCGTCTATAATTTCGTATGAAATAGTAGCGGTTAAATCTCCAGTAGCAGAAGCTCCTCCAGCTATAGCGTCGCCTTCTTCTAAATAAAATCCATTATTTTTATCTATGAGAACAAGTGTTGCGTCTGCTGGCACAGTGATTGTGCTAGCAAAATTAATTTGAGATCCACCTGATTTTACTATTCCCATAGTTACTGCTGCATCATTTGTTCCATCAATATTTGCTATATTAATAGAATTAATTTTATAAACTTTATTTGAAGCTGCTGTTATTAAAGTTGTTGTTAAAGTAGTACCTAAAGCAAATTGATCTACTTCGCCTAGAATACTTGTTACGTTTACTATATTTGGTGCTGCCATAATTTAATCCTTTTATCCAAATACGATCGCCATTGCAATCGCTTTTCCTGTTGTTATACCGAAAGTTGATGTTGATGTAAACCCTAAAGTTCCTGACCCATCTGTTGTTACTAAAGCTTGAGAAGCAGAGCCTACCGCTGCTGGAAGCGTCATTGTGTAAGAAGTTGCTGTACCAGCTGATTTTAGACCCACATATTCTCCACCCGTAGTATCTTGAAGTCTTAGTTCTTTTTGAGAACCTATATTTAAACCTGTTGATGAATTCCAAATAAAATTTGCATCTCCACCAAAAGCACCACTATTATTAAATTGAACTTGTGTATCTGATCCTGCCGGAGTTGCAACAGTATCTATTTCAATTTCATAAACACCAGTATTAGTTGCAACACCATCTAAATAAATAGCTTTCCAACCTTTATTACCTGTTGCAAAAGTTACCGTAGCACCTGAACCAGATGCTGCTTTTAATTGAACTGTTTGTGCACCCGATGTACTATTTTTAATAAAATAAAAATTTTCTGTGTTAACTGGAAAA